GTATCATGGTTCTGTGAATACCCCTAAGACTGTGGCTTCTGGTGATACGATTTCTCTCGCGGCAGGTCAGCTAACTGTTACCCTCGCTTAATGGCTACAAATTATCCAACCTCGCTTGACACGGCGACGCAACAACCGTCGCCTTCTAGTACAACTGATTTAGACACTTCAGGGTATGAGCATGACGTAGTTCATACGAATCACTCTGGTGCTTTAATTCAGTTAGAAACAAAGCTGGGTATTGGGGCTTCTGCCGCTTCGGGTGCTTCTGACGGTGATGTGATGACAAGGCAGGCTGACGGTAGTACAGCGTGGGAGGCTGTACCAACAAATGCGGCGACTATTACGGTTGCGGACACTACAGATACGACTTGTAGTGTCGCTTTGTTCGAGTCCGCTACAGGCGATCTCGCTCCGAAAACTGATGGTGGTGCCACATACAATGCTGGTACTGGCACTTTGACTGCTACTGCTTTCGCTGGTGCTTTGACAGGTAACGTGACTGGGAATGCTTCTGGTTCATCTGGTTCCTGTACAGGTAATGCGGCTACTGCTACGGCGTTAGCATCAGCACGTAATATTGCAGGTGTATCGTTTGATGGTAGTGGTAATATTGATTTAGGCGCAGATGCTAACCTTGTCCTAGCTGGACAAATATTTGGTAGTTAGGATACTTTAATGGCAACATTTTCAAAACAAAAACTGTCTCATAACACTAATGGTAAAAACATTAAGATTACGCAGACAGCAACAGCAGGTAATGATATACATACTGCTACTTCTGGTACAGGCGACAACTGGGATGAGGTTTGGCTTTATGCCTGCAATACAGATTCTTCGGCTCGTGTTTTAACAATAGAATGGGGTGGTGTATCTGCTCCTGATGATTTGACTGAAATTGAATTAGCGGCAGATTCAGGTTGGGTTCTTATAGTTCCCGGATTGCTTATTCAAAACAGTCTTGTTATTCAAGCTTTTGCGGCGGCGGCGAATGTTATTATGGTAAACGGGTACGTTAATCGCATAACAGCTTAGGAGAGTAATGCCTGATATTAAAAAATATTTTGCAGGTTCACAGGTTTCTGACTGGACATCTGGTTCTTTCGGAGGCGGTGGAGCAGGAGCATTTGCTGTTGACCCCGGATCAGGAAACACAACAACTACTTACACCGACAGTGGTACAAGTTACGAAAGTAGGGAGTTCACTGCGTCTGGGAACTTCACAGTTACAGGCGGATCAGGAGTAGTTGACATTTTCATTGTAGGCGGCGGTGGCGGAGGAACAGGTTCAGCGATACGAAACTTCTGGATTTCACCCGGAAATGGGGGAATCATGGGCGGAGGCGGAGGCGGCGCTGGTGGCGTTCAAACTGTCACTGGTATCGCTGTTTCTTCAACAGGTGGACCAGCAGGAAATGGTGTTTACCCCGTGGTAATCGGAGCAGGTGGAACAGCCGGTCCAGCACAAACCAATACATCTCCCGGCAACCCAGTCGTAACAGTTCAAGGGGGAAAAGGTAACGCTTCAGATTTTAATGACATAAAAGCAGACGGTGGAGGCGGAGGAAACTGGAGAGGTATCGCTTGGCCGGGCAATCCTCTAACCGCACCCCCCACTTACTCACCCGGAGTTAGAGAAAATGTAACTGGAGCCACAGGAGGCGGAGGAAATAGTTCTGGTTATCCGGCTTCTTACGACAAGGGAGGATTTGGTTCATCCGGCTATCCCGGTGGAGATGGGAATGGTACAAGCAACGGAGGTGGAGGTTCGCCTACTGCTTATGGTGGCATTGCTTACTATCAATCACCCGGCACATGGCCTACTGGTCCGACGGCTTACCCATACGTTTCCCCAGTTGTAGGAAGTCCCGTTCCCGGTGGTGGTGCTGGTCCTTCCTCAATTTTTATATCAGTGTCTGGTAAAGGTGCCGCTGGTGTAGCAAATGTATTCAAAGGTGGACCCGGAGCGCCTGTTACCTACGCATCTGGTGGTGGAGGTGGTCTGGGTGGTGAACCCGGAAATGGCCCCGGTCCCGGTGGATACGGTTTTTATGTTTGGCCAGCTACTCCCGGAGGTGGTGGACAAGGAGGAGGAAATAATCGTCCTTCCAGTCCGCTTGTTAAACCTGCTCCTGAAATTATGGGCGTACCTATAAATGGTGGTGCTGGAACCGCTAATACTGGTGGGGGTGGCGGTGGAGGTGGAGGCCGTTCAGACGTATCGCCTAACGTAACCCCTTCTTACCCCGATATGGGATCAGGAGGCGCTGGAGGATCTGGTGTCGTAATCGTCCGTTGGGCCACATAGGAGAAAAATGGCACATTTTGCGGAAATAAATGATGAAAACACTGTGCTTCGAGTTCTAGTAGTTACTGACTCTGATTGCGCTGATGAAAACGGTGATGAAAGCGAAGCAGTAGGTGAAGCCTTCTGTCAGCAAGTTGCAAAATCAACTAACCGTTGGATTCAAACTTCTTACAACACAGTAAATGGTGAACACATAAACGGTGGGGCATCATTCAGACAACATTTTGCTGGTGTTGGAATGCTTTACAGTGAGGAACACGATGCCTTTCATTGGCCCTCACCCTTTAAAGGTGCGGTATTAGATACCGATACTTTTCAGTGGTTGCATCCAACACCAATGCCGCAAGACGGAAAACCTTATGACTGGGATGAAGAAACCGAGAAATGGGTTGAAAGAGAAATGACAGCAGAAGAAATAAAAGACGCTGAAGAACTAGCATCCGACGAAGAATAAACAGAGTGGAGGGGTATGAACCCCGAATGGTTAGATCATTACGTTTGTCAATACCAAATGGCAGACACAACAGCATGTAAACAAACAATAGAAAGACTTGAAGACTCACAAAGGTGGGGGCAATCAAATACTTCAGGTGGAGCAGACCGTTATTCAAGAGACTCAGATCAAATACATTTCCTTGAAGAGTCCCCAGCCGTGGAGCATGAACCTATCTTAGTTTTCGCTCAACAGTGTCTTAACCACTACATATCGGAACGCAAACAAGCAGGCGAAACACCGCCCTTCGGAATGAGGGAGGGATACAACATTCTGAGGTATAAGCCCGGTGAGGCTTACCATGCTGTTCATTCAGATGCAGGATGGCCAAACTTGATTCATCGTCACCTCACTTTATGTATGTACCTAAACACTATTGAAGAAGGTGGAGAAACAGAATTCCCAGAGCAATCATTGAAGGTCAAGCCTGTTGCAGGAAAGACTTTTATTTTCCCTGCCTCTTGGACTTACCCTCATCGCAGTCTCCCTACTGACAAGACTCGATTTGTTTTCAATGTGTTCTATGGGTTTCTAGAAGAAGGGATTCAATAATGACTTTCTCGAAATGGGAACTAACAGAAGGAACGAGTTTCAAGACTGCAAAGTCTGGACTCTCAAAGAGCGATCTTGATTTCATTACTCGTTTCGCATTATGGCTAGAAGAAATTGAGAACTGGGAGGGCGATTCACAATCTCCCGGCATGTACGCAAGTTACAAAAACCAAGTAATGCAATACGTTCACTATTTACTTCATCCAGTTATGGAGAAGGAAACAGGACTGACGCTTCTGCCTACGTACACCTATTTTCGTGTTTACAGGAATGGAGCGATTCTCGACAAGCATAAAGACAGACCAGCATGTGAAGTGTCAGCAACAATGTTGTTAGGTGCTAACTACTCCCCCACATGGCCTGTAATTACTGAAGGAGAATCAGTAGTTCAAGAAGCAGGTGACGTTCTTATTTATCGAGGTTGTGATGTTGAACATTGGAGGGAACCTTTTGTCACTGAAGAAGGGAATTACCATGTCCAAATCTTTGCTCATTATGTCGATGCGAATGGTCCTTATTTTATGTGTGCAGGCGATCAACAAAGAATAGAACCACACCCGACACAAGGCGATATTGATAGTGGACTTATACCACTATCTTAAATATGCTAGGAGATAACTATGGCAAGTAATTACCCGACCTCACTAGATACAGCGACACAGCAACCGGCTCCCGGAGCGACAACTGACCTTGACGCATCCGGTTATGAGCATCACTTGGTTCACACGAACCATTCTGATGCCATTATTGAACTTGAAACCAAAGTTGGTATAGGTTCATCGAACGCCGCTTCAGCTTCAGCTAACACTGTTTTGACTCATACAGGTAGCGGAACGACAGCTTGGACTGCTCCTGCTACACCTACTGATATTACGGTAGCGGATACTACTGATACTTCGTGTTCGGTGGCTTTGTTTGAATCAGCTACTGGTGATCTTGCTCCTAAATCGGATGGAGGTTTAACTTATAATGCTGGGACTGGGACTTTAACAGCGACAGCTTTTTCTGGTCCTCTTACTGGTAATGTTACTGGTAACGCTTCAGGTACAGCCGCGACTGTTACCGCTGGGGCGCAAACAGCTATTACTTCTGTTGGTACTCTTACTTCTTTAGCTGTGACTGGTGCTATAACTGGTGGGAGCGTAGTAGCTCCTATTGCTTTTAATGCCCAGACGGGAACGACCTACACTTTCGTAGCCGCAGACGCTGGTAAGATGGTTACTTCTTCTAACGGTTCAGCGCAAACTTTTACGGTTCCTCCGAACTCGTCGGTTGCTTTTGATGTGGGTACTCAGATCATTGTTCAAAACATTGGTTCAGCTAATTGTACCTTGGCGCAAGGGTCGGGGGTGACGATAACGTCTGTTGATTCCAACAAAGAGATCGACGGTCAATACGCTTCGGCGGTTTTGATTAAAACTGCCACTGATGCTTGGACACTTATCGGTAAGCTGAAGTAATGACTTTTAATCCACTTATAGTGGGAGCGATTCAAGAATCCGGTGCAGGTGGTATTTTCGCTTATACCGCTTCAGGTAATGAAACACCACAAACTCACGGCGTTTATACTTCGGTTACTTTTCAAGGCTCAGGTTCTTTTCAAGTAACAGACAATAGTGCTGGAGCCGCTTTAGATGTTTTAATTGTAGGCGGTGGAGCGGCAACAATTAAATACGGTTCACCTACAGGCGGTGGTGGTGCTGGCGGTTTCCGCACGGTGAATTTAGTTCCGACTGTTCAAACTTACACAATTACAATCGGGGCTGGTGGAGCAGAGGGTTTTGCTTCTAATACTACTGGGTCGCCAAATCAGGGTGGCGACACTTCAGCGTTTGGGTACACAAGTGCTGGTGGTGGTCGTGGCGGTCACTCTGCTACAGGTTATCTTGCGGTAGCAGGTGGTTCTGGTGGCGGTGGCGGTTACAACAAATCTGGTGCTTCAGGTAACACTCCTTCAACAACTCCATCTCAGGGGAATACTGGAGGTAGTGGTGGTTCCACATGGGGTGGTCATACCACGCTTTTCACTACTGGCGGTGGTGGCGGCGCTGGTGGTAGTGGTTCTACTGGTTGGGGTACTTGGAACGGTTGGACTTATTTGCCTTCTGGTGGGGGTAACGGCGGTTCCGGTTCAGCTAATGACTATCGGACAGGTTCAAATATAACTTACGCTGGCGGGGGTGGAGGTGCTGGTGGGAATACTGGAAGTAGTGGGGGTTCTGGCGGTGGTGGCGCAGGAGGAACATCTTCAGTCGATCCTACTGCTGGTACTGCTAATACTGGAGGTGGCGGTGGAGGTATCACTAGCGGCACTTATGAGGATGGCTCCACTGGTGGTTCTGGAATTGTTGTAGTTCGTTTCTTAACAGCGGCATTGGGGTAAGTATGGCTCATTTCGCGGAACTAGACGAAAACAACAAAGTCCTTCAAGTGCTTGTTGTTAGTAACGATATAACTACTGTTGACGGTGTAGAAAACGAACAGTTAGGAATTGATTTTCTTAACGACTTATTACCTGATTCTGGGACATGGGTGCAAACATCTTATAACAAAAACATGCGTTTCAATTATGCAGGTACAAGTTACACATACGATGCAAGCAACGATGCTTTTTACGCACCACAACCTTACCCATCGTGGGCTTTAGATGAAAATTTTCGTTGGCAACCACCTGTCGCTCAACCCGTTGTTGAACCCAACGAAGATGGTCTTATAGACACGTTCTATGAATGGAACGAAGAAACACAAACATGGGATGAGATCGAATAATGGCTGTTGATTATAACCAATCTGGAATAAAATACAGTGATGTAGCTACAGAGTATTCAGATCAAACATTCACTCCGGGATATCGAAAAGCTAATGAAAAGTACCGAAGCACCGAGTGGACTTATCGTGGTATAGCTTCTTACGAAACGCACACAATATCAGCTTCAATATCTGCTTCTGGTTCAACCAGTGTCACAGTGCAGATGACAAACTTTATTGGCGGTAGTGTCACTGGGTCGGGTTCTACTTCAACTACTGTTCAATCAACACAGTTTATAGGTTCTTCTCTTTCAGCTACTGGTTCTACATTAACTGCAATCATCGAAGAAGCTTTGTTGAGTGCAGGCATATCAGGATCTGCAACAATATCAGCGACAATAGTTCGTGAACATCTTCTTACTAGCGAGTCGCTTTCAGCTACCGGATCTACGCTAACAGCTATTATCGAGGAGGCTTTGATAGCCGCTTCGCTTACAGGATCGGCAACAATTAGTTGCACTATTGAGACTAACAGACCAAATCCTCATGTAACTTTGGCAGTTTCTTTGCCAAGCGATGTTACTCTTGTATCATCTTTAGTAGATGACGTTTCGATTACAGTAGGTGTTTAATGGCAACATACGATAAAAATGACCAAGTGCGCGTAACTGCCACGTTTACAACTGGTGGGACTGCTGACGATCCAACAGACAATGAAGATGATGTGACTATCACTTGGAATAAACCTGATGGAACTAACACTTCTTACACAGGGTCAAGTGGTATGACACGATCTGGTACAGGTGTGTATTATAAAGATTTCACATTAGATCAGATAGGTGTTCACACAATAAGGTTTGTTGGTAGTGAAGGTATCATTGCCGCAGAAACGGTTGAATTAGAGGTAGTCAAATCGGTATTTGACCACGCTTAACTTATGACACAAAACGCTAGTAAAGATCGAGGCGAGAAGAATAGAAAACTGTTTCTTCAAGCTTTAGAAGATCAAGGGACAGTCCAGGGTGCTTGTAACATTGTTGGTGTTACACGTTCTGCTTATGAGAAGTGGAGACAAAGGTTCCCAGAGTTCGCGGCTAAAGCTGATGCTTTAAGAAATGAACTCTCAATTAATGAACCTAAGAAAGAATGGGACGGTTCTTTTAAAAGTTTCAGAGATGAATACTTCGGACATATGTCACCTTGGTTTCATCTTCAAGCTATCAATGCGTATGAGAA